TGGTGACACAGTAAAGATCATTAAAGAGCCAACAATCACAGTCAGAGATTATGCTAGAGGTCAAACAGTTGATACACAAATATTAGCTGATGATCAAATAACTATGACAGTTGATCAAGGTTCTTATTTTGCTTTTAAAGTTGATGATATTGAAGAAAGACAATCTCATGTAAACTTTGAGGCTCTTGCAACCTCTTCAGGTGCATACTCATTAAAGAAAAACTATGACTACAATGTCTTAAAATTTATTTATGACAATGCTAGTGATGGTACTGGAACAGGAACTGACGCTTCACCAATTGATGGTGATGCAGCTGTAGATACTTTGGCTAACTTAGTATCAACTGCTAAAAAGAACCTGGACAGAAATGATGTACCAGAAGAAAACAGATGGTTAGTTTCATCACCTGAGTTCTTTGAACAATTAAGAAAAGCAGGTGCTAAACTTTCTGACCAATCAGTAATGGCTGATGGTGGTTCATCACAAATCAGAAATGGTATGGTTACAGACAGACCATTATTTGGTTTTAACATGTACCAATCAAATGCAATTGCTGTATCTGGCGGATCAGCTGCAAATCACACATTTGGTTCTTCAGGATCAAATGAGCATGTGTTCTTATACGGACATATGTCAGGAGTTGCAACTGTCAACCATATAGCTAAAACAG